TTCGCATCGGACAAATTTCGTCAAAATAGTGAATGCACATTTTTAGGACATGGTTTCCAATTATGTGATGTTCCAAAATTAGGTTATGCTATGTATTTTCCGGTTATAGACTGTGAACGTATGCGGACTAACATGTTAATCTACAATGAGGATCATACGATCCAAAATACCATTATTCGTGCATGTGGTCTCAGAAATGAAACATTTGCATGTCAAGGTTGCCGGGATTGGTTTCTCGGTTTGATAGAATATTTACGTGTTAAAACTGCTAATGATACTACATTAGAAACTCTTAATGCTTGGAAAAATTATAATACTGACATGGATTTATGGAAGTTGTTTAGTGGCAAAGATTTGGTGAATGTACATGGTCACGCCCAATAGTTGTGGTTATCCACGTAATACTATTGACTGATTTATCTCATCAATAAATTTTATTTCCCTTCCCTTACTTATACATAAATATACAAGTCTCTCTTATAAATTTCTCTATTTAACGTTCTCTTTTAAAAACTACTACTAAAATGGCAAAAACAAAAGCTCAAAAAGCTGCTGCTCGTGCCAAAAAAACAAAGCTCTGTTCGTTTAGCCGCCGCAGGCAAAACAAAACAGCGTGGTCCAACTATTATAGTGCGTGAAACTGTAAAAGCTGGTCCCAAATCTTCTCGTAAACAACGTAAACGTCAAGCAAAACATAATGGTAAACATGTTAGAAATAACGCTTATCATATTGCTCGCTACGGTATGGGAATGCAAACTGTTACTGATGGTATCAATACCATGCGAACAATCCACAATGGTTCTACTATTGAGGATACATTTGCAGTTAGAAGGGAAAAAGTAGCCAACATTCTTGGCAATACTGCTACAACCTTACAGCTCGCTCAAGCTTTTGGAAGTAATCTCTATCTTAACCCAGGTAACTCTGTTTTATTCCCCATTTTTTCACAAATTGCCGCAACTTACGAACAATTTCGTGCTAACGAATTGATCTTCAGCTATGAAACTGAAGCGTATACTGCCTCTAGTACAGCTGTTTCTGCTGGTAAAGTTATTTTAGCAACTAACTATGACCCAGCAGATAACAACTTCGCTAGTGACACACAAATGGAAAATTATTTTAATAGTGATAGAGGTGCTCCTTATTGCGAAATTGTACATGATGTTTTAAAAGGTAACCACGCTCTGCGTGATGATCCTTTAAAAGCATATTTTGTTAACTCTTCTGCTAATTTAATTGCACCCACATCTGATACTACTAATAATAAATTCTATGATCTCGGTAATTTTCAATTAGGTGTTCAAGGTAACGCAAGTTCCACTGCCGAAATTGGTGAATTATATGTCACATACTCATTTACAATGATACGTCCAAAACAACAAACTCCAAATGGGCAAAATTTCCTCTCCTCACACTTTGTTCGTGCTGTTCAAACGACTGCTAATGCTTTCGTAGGTTCAACTGCCCGTGCTGGTTCTAA